TCGATGTTGTACCAGCAACTGCTTCAACTACTACAACCAATGTGTATGCAGTAGCACTGGAAACAGTTACTTCAGCAGCAACTGAAGCTCTGTTTTGTCTTGTAACACCAGACCAAGAATGGTCAGTAGATGTAACAAACAACTCAGTAGTAAACAATAAAAATCAACGTATGGTTTTAACTAACAAGTCAGTAGTAAATAACACTGGGACAGATAACACAACTAACACAGCTGTGTTTATGCAAACAGGAGTAATAGATTCTCTTGCTTCCAGAAAATTGGTCGGAAATATATTAAAAGTAGCTAACGTAACAGCATAATAACATGAGCGCACCATTAAATATAAACCAGGCTGCAGACCTAGTAGACATTTCTATTCAGAAAGTGTTTGAAAAAACTGCCGAACCAGAAAATACTTATTCAAAGTATTTCAATGTTCGTACAACTGAAGATTATTACGAAAAAGATTCATCACTTTCTGGCTTAACACAAGCAGATTTCGTGGATGAAAATGGAACTATTTTCTCTGACGTACCAGTACAAGGTTACAAGAAAACTTACACACAAAACATGGTAGGTATTATTGTTTCCTTTACTTTCCAAATGTGGAAATTCGGTATCAGAAAAAGAGACCTTGCTAATGTAGCAAAGCAATTAAAAAATTCTATCGCTCAAGTAAAAGAACAACTTTGTGCAGAACGTATAGATAATGCTTGGGCAACTTCTTACACTCACAATGGGCCATCTGGAAACAAGACTATGAATATCTCCGGTGGAGATGTAGCTGCAGCTTCTAGTTCCCATACTCGTGAAGACGGTGGAGCAAACATGAACAACATCGTTTACGATGGTACAACTTATAACCTTCCTTTCGATTACGCTGGTGTAAAAGCCGCTATGAGAACTGCAGGATTAATGGTTGACCCTCGTGGTAATCCAATGATTCCTAACCTTGACAGACTTATCGTTAAGAAAAATTCAAGTAACCACTTTAAGGCGAAAGAAATTTTGAAATCGATTAAGGATGGTAAGATTTCAGAATCTAACGATAACGATGGTACAGGAGTAGGTGCATTTGAAATTATTGCACTATCATGGTTGCAAAATTCTAACTACTGGGTAATGTTTGATTCAACAATGAAGCAAGATGAATATGGATTCCAATTCATAGAATCTCAAGCTGCAATGGTTGATCCTGTAAACGTAGTTTACAAGACAAAAGAAATTCAAACTTCAGCAACTACATTATTTGATCTAGGATTTAATGACGTAGCAAGAAGTATGGTTTTTTCTAAAGCAGACTCATCATAGTTCTAACTAGTTTATTAACTTAATCACAATAAAAGAGAAAATAGAATAAAGCAATAGTGCTGATAATCCATATCTCTTTTTTTGTAAATAAAAAATGTCTACAATAAATGGAAAAAGTTATCAGAGTCCTAGCAACTTAAATATAAAAGGAGGTGCTAGAGGAACTGGACTCATACGCTTCGCACCCCCTGTGTTCGGTGTCCCAGCGTTATGGTCTACAAATCCATTCTCAACAGATGATTATGGTTTGTATGTAAATAGTTTGGGTCAATTAACATTCTCTACTTTAGGTTTTGCTAGTGTTATTGCTACAGCAGTACAAAGGGCGGGATCTTCAGCAGCGATAAACTCTACAGCGACTGCAACAGCAGCTCAAGTAGCGACAGGATATATCACTTCAACTTCAGGGGCAGCAACTACAATAACAATGCCAACAGGTACATTATTGGGTGCCGCTCTAGGAGCGACAGCAGGAACTGTGTTTAACCTTGTTGTAAACAACACAGCAGGTGCTAACACTGTAACAATGGCAGTAGCAGTAAATGGAATCCTCTCAGCAATGGGCGGTACATTAACTCTAGTTGCAGGAGTAACAGGTATGGCTGGATTTACTTTAATGTTTAGCTCGGCTACTGCTTACACAATCACAAGAACAGCTTAATTTATAAATTAACGCTTTCCTTGCTCTCCTCCTTTTTTTAGGGGGGAGCGACAAGGATGGCAGAATAAAAAAACAAATGTCACAAGTTTATACAGAACAATTACTGTCAGCGGCCATAGACTTCTCTTCAAGTGGGAATAACACTATTATTGCTGCCCCTACAGATGGAAGGTATATTGCAGTTGATTTCGTTTCAGTTCTTCCTACTACAGCAAATGCCCTTACTTTCTATTTTGGTTCTACAGCTCAATCCGGACCTNTNCCACTTGATGCAAAACAAGCATTAACTTGGGAAAACTCTTCAGGAAATGAACGAGGTGTTATGCACGGTTTACCAAACCAAGCATTTATTATAAATGCGGGTAGTGCAGTGCAGGTTGGAGGTTATGTAAATTATAGATTAATCGGTAATTAATAAAAAATATGTCTGATATATCAAAAAAATCAAAGACAAATGAAATGGAGATTCTTAATTCTGAAGTTAATCGACTTCATATTGTTAAGGGTTTATTAGAGGACGAAGTGCAAAATATAGAAGTAGCAAAAGCTGAAAAACTAATTGTGTTTAATGAGCAAATAAGCAATAAGCAAATTGAGTTAGCAAAACTTGAAGCTCAGGTAGAAGTAAAGAAACAAAAAGTAGAAGAACTTAATGTTTTAATCTCTGAGAAAACATCTCTAAAGGAAAAAATGATATTGAGATTGGAGGAAAAAGAAAAAGAATTAGAAATAAAAATATCTTTAGTTGAAAAAAATAAAGAAGAAAATGATAAATTGCTTAAGAACTATAAGCAAGTTCTTATTGAACAAGACTTAATCAGTAAAAGTTTTGAGGTTAGAGAAAAACAATTATTAGAGAAAGAAAAAAATTTAGTGTTAAAGGATAATAATATTTCAAATTCTTTATTAGAAGCTGATAAGGAAAAAGAAAAAGCTCAAAAATTACACCTTGAGCATGAAGATAAATTAAAAGGACTTGATAATATGAAAGTTAATTTAGATGCTCAAAGTAAAAACTTAGATGAGAGGCATGTAGAATTAAGAGTAAGTGAACAAAAATCAAAAAGTACTTTAGATATGTCAGAATCAAAATTGACTGAATATACTCGTAAAATAAATTCTTTAGAAGACAGGGAAAAAGCTCTTGCAGAAAATGAAACTGATTATAATAAAAAGATAAATCTTTTTGCTCAAAGAGAAGCAGAAGTAATTCTTCGCGAAAGAGACTGTCGTCTACGCGAGAGGTTATTATCAATAAGAGACCAAGAAAATAAACTAAATGACCAGTCAACAACCATCAATTAGGGTTAAAACAAATAGCCCAGTAGGAAACGATATATTCTTTGCATTACCCAACTTAGAAGGTAATCCTACTTCATTTTTAGAAACTGATATAGCTGCCGGAGTATCTAGTCTTACAGCTAACGGAACTTTCTTTGCTGTTGGTCAGTACATAATCTTAGGCCAACCAGGGCAGTTAAAGACTGAAATTGTAAAAATAAGTGCAGTATCTACCACTACTTTTACTCTAACTACTGCTACTCTATTTCCACATAATCGTGGAGATTTGATTACATTTATAGAATATAATCAAATAGAACCACAGCGTTCTACTGATGCAGGGCTAAACTACTCAGCACTTACTATAATAAATATTAACCCTCAAGTAGAGGAAACTTATTTACAAAGGACTGGAGATGTTGCAACTGATTATTATAAATTTAGATTTTACAATGCGACCTCTGCTTTGTACTCAGGGTCTTCTGATCCTGTAATCGCTAGTGGGTATGATGATAATAGTGTGTATGCAATAAAACAGCGTGCTCTTTCTCAAATGGGTGAGAAGACTACTGAGTTGATAACAGATAACTTTTTAAATGATGCACTAAACGAAGCTCGCAGAGTAGTAGATATGGGTACAGCAGTAGTAGATGGAATTTCACAAAGAGTATTACGTTGGAGTTTTAGGACTAAATTTAATACAGACATAGGAAACTTAATACCAGGCAGATACAGTGTAACAGCACCAACTGATTTAAGAGATAGAAATACTTATAAAAATATCTTAGGGCTACGAATAGGTCGCTCTAGTTGGCCATTAGTGTATCAGGACAGGAGAAGGTTTAATCAAAACTATTTAAATGTGGCTCATGCTACTTTAAATGGTGCAGTGTTATCTGGTGCAACTTCTATTGTACTCGATTCTTCAGGTGATTTTGATACTACGGGGACGATATACATAGCAGCAGAATCTAAATCGCTTCTAAAAGATGAAGTAGCTTATACAGGCTAATACTTTGGCTACAGAAACTCTTTCAGGTGTTACTGGAGTATTAGCGCATGATTCTGGACGAGATGTTTGGCAACAGGCAACCTTTGGATTACCAACGGCTTATACTATTGATAACGGCATAATTTACTTTGACGTACCTTTCGATGATGCTTACGCAGGTGAAAATATTTGGATGGATTATTACCAAACTCTTACTCCTGTAAATTCTGATTCGGATATTTTAGACGAACCATTTTATGATCTTTATGTTCCTTATTTAAAATATAAGATTAAAGCATTAAAATCTAATGGAGCTTTGAATCCAAAAGAAGATGGGGATTACATGTTATTCCAACAAGGCCTTTCTGAGTTAGTTAGTCAGGAGATTGGAGGGCAAACCGTGCAATTTATTCCAACGTGGGGAGGAGGGCATTATGGAGCAGGAGGTAACAGTATATATTAAATAAAATGTCAGAAATAAAACCAACACAATTAAGCCCTGTCCTTAGAAAAAGCCTTGAGGGTGGGCTAATTACCGCTGGTGCAGTTAGCGAGAATATGTATCCAGCTACTGCTGTACTTGAATCTTTAAACTTCAACTTTGATGTTATAGGTAAAATGACACTAAGGAAAGGATCCACTATATTGGGGAATGTTATTTCTGCTTCGGATATTTTAGGACTTTATAACTTTAGAGATAGTGGAGCTGGAACGAATAATCAACTCATTGCAGTAAATGGCACAATAGCGTATTACCTATCTGGAGCAACTTGGACTTCTAAAAGGACCGGGTTGACAAGTGGTGCTAAGGCTAGATTTTCTACATACTTGGACTTTGTTTTTATGGTTAATGGTGTTGATGCGACAGCTATCTGGGACGGTAATCCAGCGAACTCTTTTTTAACTACAGGTAATGCGGCATCGGCACCAATAGGAAAATTTATAGAAAACTTTAGAAGTAGAATGTGGATAGCTGGTAATGAAAGTTATCCTGATAGATTGTATTATTCGTCTCTTCCATCTTCAGTCACAACTCCAATAATCACTTGGAATACATCTGTTACAACGGGGCAGTGGATTGACATATCTCCTAGTGATGGTGAAAACATAACAGGGATACATAGGACAAAAGCGGCCTTGTTGGTATTTAAAAATAATAATATTTACCGAGTATACTCTATATTGCAGACTGATCCCGACCCTCAATATAATGTGGGAACGTATTCTAATGAATCAATAGTAGAAGCAAAGAATGGAGTTTACTTTCATCATCCAACTGGATTTTATCGATACTCTGGAGATACTCCAGTTGAGATTTCACGACCTATAGTAGATATTGTCAATGCAATTACTTTAGCTAATTATTCAAAAGTATCTGGTTATTTAGAAGCAGATGGAGATCACGTTTGTTGGTCTGTTGGGGATGTGACTATAGGTGGAATAAGTTATGCTAATTTAGTTGTGAGATACACAATCTCAACACAAGTCTGGACTCACTATTCATACCCTACACAGTTTTTAGTAGGGTGTTCATATAATAATGGCTCAGTTTTAACTACAGTAGTGGGGGATGAAGACGGAAGTATTTTTACTGTTGAATCTGGTTTGACTGACAACACCAACGCTATTTTTTATACTATCACTCACCCGTACGAGGATGTAGATGGTTTTCACAGCACAGTAAAAATAATAAATACTATGTTTTTTATGCACACAGGAATGAATGGAACGAATGTAAACTATCAAACTCCAGAAGGAGTATTAAATGATTTCACAAAAAAGGTAGGGCAACTAGGTAGTGGAGAAACTGGTTTTAGTGGTTTAAATGTTAGAGGTCGTAAATTAAAATTTAGATTAACCGGGGCTTCCAGAGGGGAACCTATTTCGTACGAAGGATACGAAATAATATCAGGAACTTCACAGTTGATTACATTTTTATAATGGAAAAAGAACAAAACATTTATAATACGTTTGGTAAAGATTTATACAGAATTGGTACTGCTTTTTATGCTGATAATAATAAGGAAACTCAAGCAAATATGGGAGGAGCGGTTAGTATTAGCCCTAGTCAACTAGGTTCAGGCGGTCTTCTCGATCAACAGAATGTGTACGCTGGTGCATTAGTAGCCGGGAAACAAGGATTTACTAATAACGAAACAGGATATATTTTAGGTATTGACGCTACTGACGGTATTCCTAAGTTTTATATAGGGAATGGTATCGACTACTTAAATTGGGACGGTGATACGCTTCAGATAGCTGGTACTTTTAGTATAGGTGGAACGACTATAACTATAAATAACACGGAAGATATACAAACAAATCTAGACATTATTTTTACAGCAGGTGGTGGAATACTTTATTTACAACCTGGAACATATACTTTGAACGCTGACCTATCTATTCCAGCAGGTGTAACCCTACAAGGAGTGAGTAGAGATGGAGTAATTATAGATTGTAATACTTCTTATAAAGTACAGATAGTAGGCTCTGATGGGTATTCTACAGGTACAGTAGAAATCACCAACGGAGGCACTACAGTCACAGGCACAGGCACAACTTGGACAGCGGCTATGGTGGGTAGAAGTATTTTACTAGGAGAAACAGGAGCTTTTGCTTGGTACGAAATAACAGCTAGAGCTTCTAACACGTCTATCACTATTGGATCAGCGTATACAGGAAAAACTTTAATAGGAGCAAATGATTATGCCTTAGCTACAGTAAACGTAAACTCAACAATAAGAAAAATAACTATACAAAATGCAACAGGTGTAGGTTTAAAAGGGCAATATTTAATGGAACCAAACTTTGATGATATTTTTGTTACTGGTTGTGGAACAGGTATAGATTTAGACCAAGTAGTTTACCCTAGAATTTTTGCAACTTCAATAGACAACGGAATAAATCTTGATATGTATCAAGTGTCAGGATTTAAAATAGATTTTTCCGTTTTTGACGACTCAACCACAGGTGCAGGTGTAGTAATGTCTTCTTGCGGTAACGCAACTTTTTTTGACAGCTCTTGCTCAGGAAACGCGACAGACGGAATAAATATGACAAGTTGTTCTTTAATATCATTTATTTCAATAGATGTGTCTTCTAACGGAGGTCAAGGAATAGAATTTGTTGCTAATGTTAAAGACTGTCAATTCATCGCTGTTAATGCTAGTCTAAATACTTCTGATGGATACAAATTTACAGCAAGTTCTATACGAAACGTAATATCAAGTTCTACTATTGCAAACAATGGAGGTTTTGGAATAAATATTGTATCTGCATTTTTCCCAAATACTAGTAATCAAATAATCTCTCCTACATTCAGTAGTAATACAAGTGGGAACATTAATGATGGGGGTACATCAACAGTTATTCTTGCATCTCTTGCAGGAACAGAAACTTTAACTAATAAAAGAATAAACCCTCGTGTTCTTTCAGCTGCTTCATACACGACAAACACAGGTTCTTCTATTGCAGGAGATACACAAGATATGTTTATTGTTACAGCACAAGCAGGAGCACTACTTTTCAACGCTCCATCAGGAACACCAGTAGACGGACAGAAACTTGTCATAACA